CGCGAATTCGTTTTGACGGTGAATGTCCGCGGTCCCAATGCGTTGGGGATTGCGGAAGATATCCGCACGGCATTGCAGAAATTCGATGTTTTGGAAACGTTGCGCGCGGCCGGGATCGTGTATGTCAACGATATGCCTATCCAAAATTTAACGGGATTGGAGGCGACGGAATTCGTCCCGCGCCACATGTTGGAGATCGTTTTTCGGATCGCGTCCGTTCCGACGGCCGCGGCCGGGGCGATCGAGCATGTCGAGGGAACCGGCGAATATTACAAAAATGGAACCAAGGTCCTCGAGGAGGATTTGGAAATAAACCCGATTCCATAGTTCACATTTAAACCAAGGGAGGCACCATGCCTTTATCCGACATCGTCAACGTTCAAATCAGCAGGGAAACCGCCGCGGTTTCGCAAGCGGGATTTGGGACGGCGTTGTTCGTCGCCCCTCACAAATCATTCAACGATCGGTTGCAGTATTATTCGAGCCAATCCGCGGTTGAGGCCGTTTTCGCGGCCACGTCCAAAATCGCATTGGCAACGGCGGCATTGTTCGGCCAAAACCCGTCGCCCACCCGCGTGGCGATCGGCCGCCGGACCGTGGACAACGTCGAATTGACCGTGGCGTCGGCCGTTTCAGGCGCAACATACACGGTCACGATCAACGGAACGGATTTTTCGACGGTTGCCGGTGGTGGTGACACGGTTGAAACGATCGCGGACGCGTTGGTCGCCGCAATCAACCTCGGATCCGAACCGGTCACGGCAACGGATGGCGTCGGAGGCGTGTTTGATTTGGACGCCGACGTTGCGGGCGTTGCATACACCGTCGAGGTCACGGACAATATCACGATCACCGATTACGTCGCAACCGACGCGATCGGCGACGATTTGACCGCGATCGAACAGGAAAACAATGATTGGTATGGTTTGGCGATCCAGGATCGGACACAAGCCACCGTGGAGGCCGCGACAACGTGGGTCGAAGCCCGCCGCAAATTGTTTTTGACCGCGTCGTCCGACGCGAATATCGTCGATCAAAGCGTTTCGACCGACACGACATCGATCGCCGCATACGTCCGGACCAACAGTTTGGCCCGGACCGGCGTTATTTACCACGCCGACGCCGCGACCGAATACATCGAAATGGGGTTGTTTGGTCAAATTTTGCCGTTGGATCCGGGAAGTTATACGGCAATGTTCAAGACGTTGGCCACCATTGCGGTGGACACATTGACCGACACCCAGGCCACCAACGCGTTGGCGAAAAATTGCAACATATACCAGGAGATCGGAGGCGTCAACATCACCCGCGAGGGCAAGGTTGGAGAGGGCGAATATATCGACATTATCGTGTTTGTCGATTGGTTACAGGCCCGCATGGCCGAACGGATTTTTTCGAAATTGGTCAATTTGCCGAAAGTTCCGTTCACGGACGGCGGCGTGGCATTGATCGAGGGCGAGATACGCGCGCAATTGGACCAGGGGATCGCGCGCGGCGGTTTGGCCAAGGATCCGGCATATACGGTCACGGTCCCCAAGGTGGCCGACATTTCGGCCCAGGACAAGGCCAACCGGTTGTTGGCCAATATCGTATTTGCGGCCACGTTGGCCGGAGCAATTCACGCCGTCGAGATTCAGGGAACCGTGACGGTGTAAGGAAACAGGAACCACAAACCCAAGAGGAGATTTTACCATGTCAGTTAAAACGTATGATCCGGCGGCCGTGGCGGTTTCCGTTGGTGGCGTTCCGATTTCCGGATTTGCCGACGGAACGTTCATTTCGGTGGAACGCGACGAGGACGCATTTTCCAAGGTCGTGGGCGCCGATGGAATCACAAGCCGGGCAAAATCGAACAATCGCGGCGGCAACATCACGATCACCCTTGCACAAACAAGCCCGTCCAATGACGTGTTGGAGGCGTTGGCGTTGTTGGATGAAAACACAAATACGGGGATCGTTCCGGTTTTGGTGAAAGAGGGAACCGGCCGGGCGATCCATTTTTCGGCGTTGGCGTGGGTTCGCAAATCAGCGACGGCCACGTATGCAAAAGAGATCGAGAACCGCGAATGGATTTTGGATATGGCCGATTACACGCCCGGAAACGCCGGGACCGCGGATTTTGAACCGTCCACATAAACCAAAGAGGGAGAACTAAATATGAATTCGACTCAACAGCCCGTCTTAAAGACGGAGTCGAAAACGATCGATGGAATGTCGTTCGAATGTACGGTGTTCCCGGCCATGTATGGGTTGAAGATCAAAGGCCGATTATTAAAGTTGGTCGGTCCGGCGTTGGGGTCCCTGGTACAGGGATTGAAAACGACCAAAGGCGGTTCGATTTTAGACGCAAATTTCGACATGTCCGTGATTGGTCCGGCAATCGCCACGATTACGGACCATTTCGACGACCCCAAAGTGGTGCAATTGATCCAGGACGTTTTTTCGTCCACGCGGGTGGACGGACAACCAATGTCCGAACCGGTGATGAATATCAAATTCGCCGGAAATTACACCATATTGTATAAAGCAATCATTTTTGTAGTCGAAACGAACCGTTTTTTCGGAAAAGGGAGTATTGGCGACCTAATCGCCGGGGCCAACATTCCCACAAAACCGACGACGTCGGGGACCAATTAGACCAGGAATTGCGGGACATGTGGCCCGCGTGGCGATTGGTGATCGAGAACGTCGCAACGTTGGCCGAATTGAAAACGTCGTATTCATACGACGATATGGTCCGGGCCAATGCCGTGTTGGATTTGAAAATCCACATGGAGGAAAAGGCCACCGAAAGGACGAATAAAAAGGCGCAAAAATGATCGTTCGGGAATTGATCAACAAAATCGGATTCCGTGTTGACGAGGCCGGTTTACGCCGGGCCGAACAACGGGTGAAGGCTGTCGCCCGTAATATGGAAAGTGTCGGAAAAAGGTTCTCCCTCGCCGTCACTTTGCCCATATTAGGTTTGGGAGCCGGTCTCCTCAAGACGGCATCAGACGTCGAACAATTGGAGGTCGCATTCACCACCATGTTAGGGTCCGGCGAAAAGGCCCAAAACATGATCCGCGATTTATACGATTTCGCGGCCAAAACCCCTTTCCAGATCGAGGATATCGGCCAGGTCGCCAAACAGTTGTTGGCCGTCGGCATCGAATCCGAGGACGTTGTGGACACGTTGCGGAGTTTGGGCGACGTTGCGGCCGGGTTGTCGGTTCCCATTGAACGGTTGGTATTGAATTACGGCCAGGTGAAAAGCCAGGCCAAATTGACCGGCCGGGAATTGCGCGATTTTGCGATCGCGGGTGTCCCGTTGACGGCCGAATTGGCCAAAATGTTGGGAGTGTCGGAGGCGGCAATAGCTGATTTGGTGTCCCGCGGCCGAATCGGATTTCCCCAGGTCCGGCAAGCGTTCAAAAACATGTCCGGAGAGGGCGGCCGGTTCGCCAACCTTATGACGAAACAAGCCAAAACGTTGGGCGGTTTATGGTCGAATTTCAAAGACGTTTTATATATCACGGCATCCAGAATGGGCACCATTTTGGTTAAGGCCACGAATTTGAAAAGGCATTTCGACCGGTTGATCGCGTCGTTGGGAAAATTCGTCAAATGGTTCGAGGCGTTGGCGCCATGGCAACAAAAAGTCATTTTCGGATTTTTGGGATTGGCGGCCGCGATCGGCCCGTTGTTGTTGGCCGGTGCGTCGTTGATCAAGATGTTTTTTTTCATCAAAGGCGCCGCATTTGCGATCATTCCGTTGTTGAAGGGAATCGGAATCGCCGTTGGGGCGACCACATTGGAATTTTGGTTGATCGCCGCGGCCGTTTTGGCGGCGATCGCCGCGATCGTGTTGTTCATTCAAGATTTGTACGTTTGGACCCAGGGCGGCGATTCGTTGATCGGCGATATGTTGGGATCGTTCGAGGATTTCAAAACGCGATTTGCCGAGGTTTTCGAGTCAGTCAAAGCCATTTATATGGACATTTGGGAAGGGTTGAAAACGTATTTCGTCGGGATTTGGGATTTCATCGTTGGTTTGTTCTCCGGCGATTCAGACCGCGCGGTCGAGGGAATGAAGGCGATTTTTTGGGGATTTTTGCAGTTTATGAAAGGGTTGT